AGAGCTGATTGATGAAACTGATCTTGCTCAGTTTGCAGTTTTATATAAAACAACAGACTTGATCAAGTTTCAAACCAAGCAAGTCAATGAACTTTGGTACAATCAAAAATTCACTGACAACAACAAACCATCAAATCTCACCAATTGGTCACAATACAACTCTGGTGTTGACTCATCATGGTCAGTGAGCTTGTGCAGTGGTGAAAACTCATTCACAGTCTCAAAAGGCTCTGGCTCAAACTCAACAGTTCTATATCAGCAGCTTGAATTGACAAATGGCTCTTGGTATAGATTCAAAATAGATGTGTGTGCATTTTCAACATCTGATCTTGATCTTGAGATACAAACATCAGCCAATGGTGCTGCTGGTGGTTGGACAGAGAGAGCTGCAATCACTATCAACACAACAGGAGAGCTTGAGACATTCTTTCAATGGACTGGTGGCACTGGTGCTGTTGATGTTGGTTTCCAACTCACATCTGCTGGCACAGCCACAGCATTGCAGATGACAAGAGTGAGATTGCAAGAGATTGACATGATTCTTGTGAAATGCAGTGATGAGAGTGAGATTGCAATCACTGCTGAGACAATGGATGAGAATTACATCACTTTTGAAATCAATGCATTGACTGAGAATCTGGAAGAAAACAAACCATATTATTTCAATTCCAACACATCTGCTGGCATTGGAAAGTCAGTTCAATTTATCATCACTGATGAAAAGTTCTATCAGATGCAGTTCTCTCACACTGGTGATGGTGTTTTTGGATTGAAATGGTCAGACATCAGCTCAAGCACATTGACATTTGGACTCAAGAAATTGCAAGTTGGTCAAGCTGTATTTGAAAATGAAGATGGTCAGACATATCAAAACAGCTCTGAGCAATGGCGCAACTTGTACAGCCAGATCAATAAAAAAGTGACTATTGCAACAGATGTTGTGCCTTGGTATGTCCATGAATGTTTGGCATATTTGACAAATGTGAACAATTTCACCATTGAGCTGAATGGCGATTCAAGAAGATTTGTCAAGACTGCTGATGAATATTCACCAAATTACAATGGTTATGAGCAAGCTGCTGTCTCATTTACTTGCTATGAAGCAGCTCAATCAACAGGCATTGTGAAAAACTCTGGAAATATTTAGTACATTTGATTTCTGATTTTATTCATAGCCCAAAAGTTCATTCTTGAAATTTTCTTAATGCCCAAAGAAAGTCAGCTCACCCAGAGTTGACTTTTTTTTATATTTTTGTCAAAGCTGAATGAAAGTGGCTTGATCTCACCAGCCATCAGAAAAGGTGAATAATTTTTTTTCAAATTCTAAAATTCAAAAAAATGAGTTTAGAAAAATATTGCTTTGGTGAGATTGGAGATCATGAAGTGATTTGTGGAAATGAAAGATTGTTTGGTGGCATCAAGTCAATTGCTTTGATCAAACCAAATCAAACAACAATCACTGATTTCACATCCAATGCTGAGTGGGATGCTGCAATTGCAGATGGCTCAGTCAAAATCATCAAGGAAATAAGAGGCGAATATGCTCAAGCATCAGAGACAACATCTGAATCTGAGGTTGCTGGATTGCCAGACAGAGTTGATTCTTTCTCTCATGTGCTTACATGGAGAGACAGAGCAGTGACTGCTGGAAATTCAACTTTGTATGATGACTTGAATGAGTACACTGCTGGTGGAGTTGTATGGTATGAGCCAAAAAACAGCACCATCAAGATTGTTGATGCAATTGATGTGAATTTCATGGCAAAACTTGAAGTTCTTGCAGATGACAAGACAGTTCAAGTGTATGCTGCACAAGCAATGTGGGACACAATCAAGTTGCCAGTGCCAAGTGCTGCACCATCCAATGCAGATGAAATCTTTGATTGATGAGCAAAGAACAAAATATGGTTTCTCAAGGAGTCACATTGATGGCTTTTGGGAAACCTATTTTCTTTGAATTTGCATTCAACATGGCTTTGAGTTTGAGAAAGCACTCACCAAATGTGCCAATTCAGCTCATTCATGATCATTACATCAAAGAGCTTGGTGACAGAGCAAACATCTTTAATGTGCTGACAGACATCAGCTCTCAAGCATACACAGACAACAAACGAATTCAAGCTGGCAAAGGCAAGCTGTCAATGTTCAATTTGCTGCATTTTGATGAAACATTGTATCTTGATGTGGATGGTGTTGTGTTGCAAGACATCTCACCATTGTTTGATCAAGAGCAAGATTTCAAGATCCAAAAAGATGCAATGCACTGGGTTGATGATCATGATGGTGTTGCCAAGCAATACAACTTGAAAGAGCAAGCAATTGGTTGCAACTCATCAATCATGTTTGTGAGAAAGAGCAAGACAACAAAAAAACTCTTTGCTGATGCTTTGAAAGCTATTGATGAGCCATTTGAAAACATGGCAACAGAGTGGTTTCATGGTATGCATCCAGATGAGTTGTATCTTGGCATCTCAATGAGCAAGAACAATCTTGCTGATGTTTACTTTGAGACAAGATTTCCAGTCTATTTTCAAAGGAGAATTGACTATCATATCAACAAAAGTGTTGATGATGTAAAAAAAGACTTTTTTGTTCTTGGTTGCTATGGTAACCACAGATACAATCACAGATTTGTGTATGATTTGTATCAGAGAGAGAACAGATCAAACTGGAGAGAGATCATTGGAATGTCACCAAGAAAAGACATTCACAAACTTATGAGATATAAACACTGATGAAACTGAATTTGAACAAGAGCAACAAACGCAAAGGTTGTGGTTGCGGAAAAAAGAAATAAAATGGTTTTTGATGAAACACTGATTGATGATCTGCTGAGTGGTGTTGTGATACCATATGCAGAGGCTGTTCACAAGAGCAAAGAGTGGACAGATGAAAGATATTCTCATGCTGTTGAGTTGTATGAAAAAGTGAAAGTGCATTCACAGCTTGACACATTTCCAGATGTCTTGATCAGTGAATCAGCACCAAATGAGACTCAAGAGGAATTTGACTACAAAAGAGCCACATATCAGCCAATCACAAGACCAGTGTGGAAAAAGGCAACCACACAGATCAACAGAATTTTCAATCCACAAAACTATTCCATTACTGACTGGGGCAATGACTCTGGTGTATATGCTGATCAATCTGCTGAGGCATATTTCACAAAAGACTTTCCAAAATTCAACTCTCTCATGAGTTATTTTGAAAACATTGTCAAGCCAGCAAAAGATGAGGATGCCAATGCAGTGATTGCACTTGACTTTGTTGATGCAGAGATTGTTGACACAGAACTTGTTGAGCCAATCTTTGTCTTGTATCACTCACCAAAAGTGATTGACATCAACAGTGAGATGGCATTGCTGCTGATGAGTGAAAAGTCTGTTGTTGAATATGGCAACAGAAAAGAGCAATCTGGTTTGATTTTCAAACTATATGACAATAAAAACATTTGGATTCTCAAGCAAATTGGCAAAAAACTTGATTATAAGTTTGAAGCAGTTCTCTACTATGAGCATAATCTTGACAAATTACCAGTGCAGATGCTTGGTGGTGAGGCAAAAACACAAGACAGAACAATTTGGTATGAGAGTCTCTTCATGGATGCAGTTCCAAATCTCAATGATGCTTTGATTGATGCAACAAATTTGAGAGTGAACAAGGTCTCAAATGTATTCATGGAGCGTATTGAGTGGGTTGATGAGTGTGACTTTGATGGCTGTGTTGATGGATATGTCATCAATGAGAATGGTGAGCAAAAGAGTTGTCCATCATGCAATGGATCTGGAAAGAGATCAATGCAATCACCATTGAGAGTGACTCAAGTGCAAGTGCCAAACAGAATGAATGACTCTGAGCCATTGCCATTTGATCCAGTGACTTATGTCAAGAAAGACTCATCAATGATTGATGCATTGAGAAATGAAGTGAATCACAATGTTGCTGTGTCATTCTCTTTCATGGGCATTGAGATCAGCTTGGACAAAAAGAGTGGCAAAGAGACAGCAACAGGAAAGTTGATTGATCGTGAGGAGCTGTTCTCATTTATTTCAAAGTATTCAAATCAGATGTTCAATCTCATCAAGTGGGGAATTGACATTCTTGGCAATGTGAGATACATTGATTTTCAATCACCATCAGTCAAGCCACCAGTGAGCTTTGCTTTGCGATCAGAGACAGACTTGAGTGCTGAGTTGAGAGATTCACAAGGTTTGCCAGATGCAATCAGAGGTGAAATGACCAAAGAGCTGATGAGTGTGAGATTTGCAAACAATGACAAGCTGAAAATGACTGTTGATCTCAAACAAAAGATTGATAACTATTACTTGCAAAGCACAACTGATGTGATTGCTATCATGGCAACTGGCTTATTGCCTAAATGGAAAGCCACATTGCATTGGTCATTTGACACATATATCTCACAAATGGATGACAGCTTTTGGTCTTTGACATTTGATCAGCAAAGAGAGATGCTTGAAAAGATGGCACAAGATGAGACAAATTCAAATGTCATGACTGCACAAACCATCTTTGACAATGATATTGATGACATTGCTGGTGATGATATTCCAGAGAATGTTGACATTGAGAGTGAAGCAAAAGCAAGACTCAAGGGATCTGTTGGTGGTGTGCAAGGTGTGCTTGGCATTCAAGAGTCAGTTGCTCAAGGAATTACACAATACAGTGCTGGTCTTGCATTATTACAGGAGATATATGGCTTTGATGACACAACTGCAAGAGCCATTCTTGGAGACCCAAAGAGAATAGTGAATGGCATCACTGAATGATCTCATTGAGCAAAGGTCAGCCAACATTGACAAGCTACCAAATGAGCTATTTGGAGCAATAGAGAAAGCACAGAGAGATGTGATGAGACAAGTGTCAATTCTCATCAATCAGCTTGAGACAAATGCATCTGGTCAAGTAATTCTCAACACAAAGAACATTGCACTCATTGAGCAGATTGGTGCAAGAGCAAATGATGTGTTGTTTGGTGGCTCATACATTGAAGCTGTGAGAGATTTTGCTGGATCTCTTGAGCAACAAGGTGCATTGGCTGCTGAGTACATGACAACAGCTTTTGGCACTTTTGATGACAAGAGAATCTTTCAACAAGTGCTGAGACAATCACAACTTGATGTGTTGGCTTTATTAGATGAGCAAGCAGTGAATCAAGCACTCATTGAGCCACTGAAATCAGCATTGAGAGACTCTGTCACATCTGGAGCAAGACTCACTGATGTCATTCAATCAGTGCAGCAGATTGTTGTGGGCAATGAGCAAGTTGAGAGCAATCTCTTGGGCAACAGAAAGACACTTGTGAGAGATACTTTTGCAGCGAGTGACAGAAGGTACCAAAAGACAATTGAGTCTCAATACAGCTTTGATTTTTACAGATATAGTGGTTCACTGGTGAGTGACTCAAGATGCTTTTGTCAAGAGAGACAAGGCAAATACTATCACAAGAGAGAAATTGAAAGTTGGGGAGCTTTGCAAAACATTGGAAAGTGTCGCACATCAAATGGCTGGCAAGGTCGCAGAAAAGGCACAACACCAGCAACTATTTTCACATATGCTGGTGGATACAATTGTGATCATGTCTTTGCTGCTGTGCCAATTGAAGCAGTGCCACCATCAGCAATTCAAAGAGCCAGAGGTCTTGGTTATTTGCCATCAGAAGTTGAATAATAAATTTATATATTTGTCATTAATAAAACAAACCAGATGACAAAAATTTGCTACTCATACCTTTTTGGTGACAAAGATGTGTGGCGTGATCCATTGCCAGACAACATCAACCATGACTGGACTTATGTTCTCTTTACTGATCAAGACATCAAGTCTGATGTGTATCAAGTAAAGAGAGTTGAGTCAGTGAGCAATCCACAACTTGCATCAAGACATTTCAAGTTGCTTGGTGCAGCTCAGTTTTATCCAGAGCCATTCAAAAAAGTGTTTCATCATGATGCAAACATCAGAGTCAATTGTGATCTTGATGAGTTGCCACATTTCATGATTGTCAATCATCCATTTCATCATTGTGCCTACAAAGAAATTGAGCTTTGCAAAAAGCTTGGCAAAGCAAACAGAGCTGATCTTGAGAGAACAAGATTGATGTTGAGAGAGTACAGATGGAACAAAGATGCTGGCTTGTATGCTGCTGGTCTGATGATGCGACCAAACACAAGAGCTGTTGACATATTCTCATTTGATTGGTTTCATCATGCAAAATGGTTCACTCACAGAGATCAGATTTTCTTGCCATACTTGCTTGACAAGCACAACATGACTCCAGAGATTGTTGAGTGGAGTGACTTGATTGGTTCAAGATTTTTAATACATGACCATGCATAGATGGCAAGTGATCAATCACTATTTAAAAACAAAATTTGAGAATAGTGATCCAAAATACCTTGAGATAGGCATTCACAATGGTGACAACTTTCTCAAAGTTGAGTGTGCTGACAAGACTGGAATTGATCCATCACCAATTTACAAGAGCAACAGAATCTTTCAGATGACCAGTGATGATTTCTTTGATAGCAATGAGCAAGTTTTTGATGTGATTTTCATTGATGGATTGCATGAAGCAGAGCAAGTTGAGAAAGATTTCTGGAATGCCTTTCAATGCTTGAGCTTGGATGGAATTATCATCTTGCATGACTGCTCACCAAGAGTGTATTTTGAGACAGTTGTGCCAAGACCAAAGCCAATTGGCAGATGGAATGGTGACACATACAAAGCATGGATAAAGATCAGAGAAATATTTCCACAAGCAACATTCACCATTGCAACTGATGAGGGTCTTGGTGTTTTCCTTAATTCATTGAATCAAATTAATGATCAAGGACAATGGTCTGGTCATCATGTCACTTGGGATGAGTACAAGAAAAAAAGAGCATTATTGCTCAATGAAATCAGTCTTGATGCATTTAAAAGCTTAATTTGATGAAACAATCAAAGACTCAAGTGAACTTTGTGTCACCATATTGTGCAGACAAGCAGCTTGCAACAGAATACAACAGAATTGTTGACAAGTATGATGATGATGAGTGGCTTTGCTTTGTTGATGCTGATGTCATGTTCTTGACATCAAACTTTGGTCAACACATTCAAGCCATCATTGATGCTCACTCCAATGATTTCACTGCATTCACTTGCATGACCAATAGAGTTGGACAGCTCAAGCAATGTCATGCAAGAGAGATGTCAAACAACTTTGATGTCTTGCATCATGTGAAAATTGCAGAAAAAAAACAGAGAGAGAGTGGTCTTGGAGTTGTTGAGATGAAACCATTTCACTTGCTCTCTGGCTTGCTTATTTGCGCCAAAGTATCAACATTCAAGAGAGTGCCATTCAAAGGTGCTGGAATGCTTGGTGTTGACAACAAGTGGCACAAAGACCTTTACACTCATGGTGGCAGACTTGGCTTGATGCTTGGTGTGTATGTCTTTCACAGATACAGAAATCAGAATCCATCAGATAAAAGTCATTTAAAATGAAAGAATTGACATTCCATCAAATAGTTGACAAGCTGCAAAAGCTTGAGCCATTTCACTTTGCCAGAGTTGGTGATGGTGAGATGATGTGCATGGCTGGCAAGCAAGGCAAGAATTGTGATGATCACAAATACTTTGTTGACCTTGGTCAAGCATTGAGAACAATATACAAAAAAGAGCAAGACTATTTTGTTGGCTTGCAGCCAGTCAAACATGGTCTTTTCACTGACTTTGACAAGTATCCTCAGCAGTGGTGCAATGCAGATGTGTTGCATGATGCATCAATCAAGGGATGGATGCCAGCACTCTTTCATGCTTTGAGCAATAGAAATGTGGTGATGATTGGCAATCATTCACTTTCAAAACTCAATTTTATCAATGTCATGGTTGAGATACCAAAAAAAAATGCATGGCAAAAGAGACAAGAGATCTGGTCACATCTCAAGAAAATCATTGCAGAGCATTTTGACAAAAAGCTTGTGCTGTTGTTTAGTGCTGGCATGATGTCTGGTGTGCTGATTGATGAGATTGCAAACAATGAGCAAATCAACAGGCTGGTGACTACAATTGACACTGGCAGCTTGTTTGATCCATATGTTGGCAAAACAACAAGATCATATCACAACCAGATAATTGAGAGAGAGAATGCATCATAAGCCTAAAATAAACATGATGAATATTGATTGCATGGAGTACATGAGAGAGTGTGCTGACAATCAATTTGATTTGGCAATTGTTGATCCACCTTATGGTGCAAATGATGCTATTGATTTAAAAAACGCAAAAAAACATTCTGCAAAAAGAAAAAAATATCATCAATTTGAAAACATCAAACCATCATCTGAATATTTCAATCAATTAAAAAGAATTTCAAAAAATCAAATTGTTTGGGGGGCAAATTTTTTTGGTTTAAGTGGTGGTTTTATTTGCTGGGACAAAAAAGGCACTGCTTTTGGTAGAGCTGAGTTGGCTTATTGTTCAAAAATAAAAAGTGTTCAAATTGTTGAAATTGTTTGGAATGGTATGCTGCAACATGATATGAAAAACAAAGAGCTGAGAATCCATCCAACTCAAAAGCCAGTGCAGTTGTACAAGTGGCTGCTTGACAACTATGCAAACAAAGGTGATTCAATCTTTGACTCTCATCTTGGCTCTGGCTCAATTGCAATTGCCTGTCATGATTTAGGATTTGACCTTACATCATGTGAGATTGATGCTGATTATCACAAAGCTGCTTTGAAAAGATTTGAATTGCACACCAGACAAACAAAGTTGTTCAATGCCTAATCTTGATCCAATAGTGGTGAGCATTGCAACTCACAAAGCAAGAGAAAAGCACTTGATTAAGACCATTGAATCAATTGAAAAGTCTGTTGTGCCAGTATCAATTCATGTCTTTGCCAATGATTACACACCAGAGATTGATGATGCTCAATGCTATCCAGTGACAGACAATGGTGCAAGATCAAAGTTTCTTGCTCACAACATGATTGATGAGTCACACTATCATTTCACTTGTGATGATGATCTGATCTATCATCCACAATATTTTGAGACACTTGCTCTCAAGCTCAAGCAAAAGAATCACAGATGTGTTGCTGGTGTACATGGCTCATATTATCTCAAGCATCCTGTTGATGATTACTTTTGGAATCAAAAAGTGGTTCACTTTTCTGCTGAGATCAAAAATGACCAGTTTGTGACCATGCTTGGCACTGGCACAATGGCTTTTCACTCATCACTCTTTGATGATGTTGATTTGTTTTCATACATTGGTGATGATTTCAACAACATGGTTGATGTCAAGGTTGCAGAGCTGTGCATCAACAGAGAGATTCCAAGACTCTGCATTCAAAGACCAAAGAACTTTGTCAAAGAGCAAGACAACTCACAAGAGTCAGCCATCTGGCACAAAGCAGCCAAAAGTGCTGAGAGACAGACTGCTGTGTTGAATGCCATTGACAAGAAAAAATTCATGTATAGACCAAAATGTTAAATTTGTAAATTATGAATATGAAAATCAATAAGCATGACAACAAGAAGTTTGTCAGAATAGCAAAAGGAAACAAAGTGCAAAATGATGTTGCACTCTCTGCTGCAAAGAGATTGGTTCACAAAGGATGGTCAATTGAGAGTGATCAATATGATCAAAATGGCTTTCCAAGACAACAACACATTGAGCAAGACATACCAGTTGCCAATATTCAACCATTTGCTGAGTCAAAAGCTAATCAGACTGATGAGCAAGATGTTGAAGTGTTTGAAGCATCAGAGCCAGAGATTGATCAAGATGAGCTTGATGAGATCAAGACAACGATCATGAGAGCAAGATCAAAGTCAAAACTTGAAGCTCTCAAAGTGATGCATGGTCATATCTTTGAAGTGAATGAATTAATTAATGAGCGTTTAACCAAATACAAATAAAACAAATGAGTGATTTGAACAAAATTCTGGAGGAGCTTGGCGATGATGAAAAAGCACAAGCTATCAAAGCAGCAATTGATGAAAACTATGTTGGCA